CTTTACCGTGTCAGTCATTATTTAGTTTAGTTGTCTAGTCTTTAATTCCACATTCCACCCTGTCTATTTGAGGCTCGGTTATTCCCCTTTAACCTTTTCATCTGGTTGTACGTCATGATCTTTCCGTTGTACATGACATACACGGTGTTGTTGCGAGGTCTGGGAGCAGCTGGCCGACCGCGGTTGTTGATGGCTTTTCTGGCGCGGCCGGCCCAGCGGCGAGCCCCGCTCTTGGCTGCCGCGATTCCACGCAGTTGTCTGAGGACTGCATTGATGCTACGGGGTGGTGGCGCACGCGCGTTATTGCTACGGCGCGCAAATGGATTTCTCAACTTGAATATTAATATAAATTTACATTTTAATTTCCAGTGTCTTTTTGAATCCTGTAGAATATGTACTCTAGGTCAAGGAATAGCATCTCGATATTCTTGGTGATAATCTCTTGGTAAGAAAACTTGGGGTTGAGCTGTTTGCACAGGCCCTCGAGCAGTGAGTACGTGCGCAGGATTGTGAGCGTCGTCGTGTCCAGCTCAACAGGCACAAACCGCGCCTTTTCACGGATCTCCGGTGAATTCACGGTGAATGACGTCAGGTCTAGAGTCCTCAAGTACTCGAAGTACTGCTTGATAAAGATCTTGGTGACCTCCTTGTCCCGCACGATCATCCCCATCTTTATCATGTTGTCGAGCACCAAGTCCAGGTTTTCAGTCTGGACCCCATAGACAAAGTCGCGGATGGCAGTCTTGTACGTATTTGTAATGTTAAGTACATTTCCAAAATCATAGAGGACTATGGCGTCAGACTGCATGTCCATGCCCATGTTGCCGGTGTGTAGGTCTCCGTGGATGACCCCCTCATACAGCAGCTGCTCGAGGAACATGTTGATGAGTCTCTCAGCCTTGAAGGGACTGACCAGAGGTCGGCTCGGCGTGTAGTCCATCACGATGACGTCCTCGCTCGACAGGCTCGAGTAAGGCTTGGGGATCTTCACGTCATCCCTGTCACGATACACATCCCGGAAGAAAGATAGGTTTCTAATTTCATTCCTAAAATCAAGCTCTGAAAGGAGACCCTTTTCGAATTCGTTCAGCCAGGGATTTACGAATTCCATTCCAAAATTTGGAATCAAAGACAGGATGGATGCACCCGACTTGACGAGAGCCAGGTCATCCTTTATCTGAGCCTCTATTCCAGGTCTCTTGAACTTGAGCACTATCTGTTTGCCCTTGAGCTTCCCGAGATGCACTTGAGCGATGGAGGCACTAGCAATCGGTTTTGGATTTACATCTAAAATTCCCTTGGGGATCTTGGACCTGACGAGTTCAAAATCAAACGGGGTCACGTTGTCTCTTAGGGGAGCTAATTCCGATGAAAATTCCTTTCCAAAAATGTCTGGTCTATTGGAAATGAATTGGCCAATCTTGACGTAGGTTGGGCCGGCGCCATCGAGTGATTGGCACAGCCACTTACCACGGTCTTTTTGCGATACAAATTTAAGGCCTATACCTATCTCGAGAGGCCTGATTACTCTCGGGGACCAGAGGCCCATTAATATTAAAGACCTATTTTCTTTGAGAATTTAAGCACGAAAACAAACCCCCTCACAAGAAAGGCACAAACGTGTCTGTACATGGTATTTTTACAGATCTTTTTCGGGCTCAATCTCCGTGTCGTCGGTCCAGAGGTCACTCGTCTTGGCGAAAAAGTCGGACACAAACTGAGCGTCATCCTTGGCAGTCTTCTTCACAGCCTCGTGGAGCGTCTTGAGGGTATCCATGCGCTTCGACTCAGCGACACGACGCGCACGAGCCAGACGCTTAGGAAGGCGCGGCCCCTCTGGCTTGGGTGGAACGGCACAGGCTCTAACTAGCATTTATATTTAACAAGTTTTTATTCCTTAATAGTATGTTGTGGTTTGGACACCTCATATTCACCAGGCTAGCGTTCGGTATCTGGTCGATATGGGCTGTGGCTCCGGACATACCGATGGCACTCGTTCTGTCACACTACCCCCAATCTTGGTCGGAAATTAGATTATGGTGGCTATACGATTTTCTGTACAAAATTCCCCATTCATTTTTGATTCTAATTTTGGTTCCAAATTCATTCCGAAAAATATACACCTTCCATATCCTGTGCGATATCTTCAGTCATACAGGTGAATGGTCCATACAGCCCTTGTACCCATTTAGGTTTAAAATTCATGGGTACTGGGACCCCATCACTTGGGTCTAGCGAACACTATGTTCGGGCGCGCCACGAGAGCACCGACCGTGGTCTTGCCCGACTTATGCTTGGGGTTATAAAGAGGATTCTTTTTGGCCCACACGTTGGTATGTGGTTCGAAAAACGGGTTGTGCGTGGTCGAGCCTAGCACCTGACTTGGCATAGTGAAATGCACCGCCATCCTACTATTTCTTAGAAAATTACTTCTGCCTACAAGTTTGAATTTTATCAAGTAAATCCTGTGGCGGGGGCTGTGGCGTGCGGCTCGCGCAAAATGCATACTGTTTTGTAGCCATTTGAATTTGTCCAGGTGGTGGGCACTGTGATTTGTCAGTAATTACATAAATTCCATTTTCATTGCCCCAATCTGCCAATTTTCCAATCGCTGTACTGCATTCTCCCACTTTCATCGGTGGTATCACTAACACTTCAGGCAGAATTCTAATTAGTAATTGAACATTTTCAGGTCCGGTCTTTCCGGGGGCGGCCGGGACGGCTGCAGTCTGTGATGTTTCCTGTGAAATTTTAGTCGCCTGTGTTCCAGAGCTCATATTCATGCCGGCCGGGCCTGGAGGACCTGGAGGACCGGTCGGTCCCGCTGGCCCTGCCGGTCCCGCTGGTCCCGCCGGTCCAGCCGGTCCAGGAGGCCCCTGCACGCCAGCTGGACCTGGGGGACCTGCCGATCCAGGTGTTCCAGCCGGTCCTTTAGGTCCCGCAGGTCCAACAGGTCCCGCTGGACCGGAAGCCCCGGTGTCTCCTTTGGCACCCGATGATCCAGTGAGCTTTCCGGATGTGAATAGATAACCAAGTGCGCAGATAACTATGGTCACTAGGAAAAGGGCAAAGATTCCAGTGGCCCCTCCACTTGACGACGGGGCAGGTGCTGTTTTTGCTAAAAGATCCGCCATCCTACTATTTCTTAGAAAACATTTTGAATCCCCACTTGAACTTGGACTTGATCCACTTGGCGTCCTGCTTGTAAATTCTGGAGGCCCGTGGCGCGCTGCGCTTGGTCAGGGTGCTGATGGCGATCAGTCTGCGCGAGACTGCCAGTGGCGTCTCTCCCATAGAAATACCCTTGGACAGCGACTTGTGGCGGTTGGTCATGGCCTCGACTGGGTGGTAGCCGTACTGCGTCAGCATCCCTTTCTTCAGCTTGCCGATCAGCTTGGGTCCCTTTCCTGCCGCACCCACGTCTGGGATGGGCACAGCGCGCACGCGGGTCTTGCCAGCCTTGCGGATATAGGAGTAGGTCGAGCCGTCCTTCCGGCGGACGGTGATCTTCATGCGCTTGCGGACCTGTGTGTAACCCTTGCGAATCACAGCCTTCATTTGAATTTGGTCAAGAAATTTGTTGGGACTGGCCAAGCATAAACATCCTGAGCTTGCCCTCTGTTTCCGCACCGAAATCGAAGACGTTAGATCCCTCCAAATTTATATCCAAAATTGGGAAGTCATATGTGGCCCTCATTCTGAGCGCAGAGTACATGACTGCAAAACCGTACGACTTGAGATCCTTGATCTCGTTTGAAAGCGATCGAGGAGAGAGCATCATGCCAAGGACATCCTTCCGTGGCCTGCCGATAAAGGGTCCGCACGGGACGACCTCGGCTGTAGCCCCATCGACGTAGTGCCACCCGTTCAGTTTTGACGCGGAAAACAGGAAGGGCACGGCTATCGACATGCAGACTGCGTCTATAACACTCAAGTCAGGGGTGCGATCGACTGAAAAATATTCAGTACGCGTAAGATCAACACAGAAGGCCGCTACGTGAAACTTGACCCCCGTCATTTCATATAGCTCCCGAAATGTCAGATCAATTTTGGTTGTAAATTTGAAACAAACATCAGACAAGACTTTCCTGATCTTTTTCACGGATACGAGACCATATTCCTTCAGAAGTGTTTTTATATTTGGTTTCATAATCTGTTTCAAGGGGACGGCGAGGGCATAGTCAAGACACTTTACTATGTCCTGATTTGCAATTAAAAATAGAAATCCAAGGAGACTGCCAGCCGATGCCCCCGATATTTCCTCGAGGTCATCTAGCCTGCCACTCTCCTTGAGTTTATACAGGATTCCCAGATAAATAAAGAATCCCATGGCACCTGGGCCAAGTGCTAGGCACTTCATCTGTTTTTAATTTTGAATTGAAATTGGAATGCTAAACGCGACTAGTAGTACTTGGGAAAAGTTGAGCGCATGGTGGCAAAGACCAGGGCGAAGACGAAGGTATGCACGATGACTGGCAGTGGGCCGGTCGTTCCGCTGCGCCACAGGCCGGGGGGGATGGTGAGCAGCATGCCTGGGCTGAGCAGGATAAAGAGCAGGGCTGGCACGATCAGGTCAGCTGCCGTCAGGTTGTACTTGAGGAAAAACCGGGCGATCACGTAATAAAGCAGGCTCAGAACAAACGCGTGGATGAGCACGGTCTGGAAGCTGGTCTTGCCGCTTGCAAACTGCAGGGAGGGCAGGGACAGCAGCATGCCTGGGCTGAGCAGGCCGAAGAGCAGGGCTGGGAACAGAACCTTGGGTCCGGTGATGTCGATCATTTAACTTACGTCAAGATTAAACTCTACCCAGTTGAAGAAACTGTCAGCCTGGACAAACTCCTTGATGACCTGGATGCCCTTGATGGCGTTCCACAGCTGAACAGCAATAGGGTTGGGTGTTTCAATAGGCTCGAAGTGAGCGCCTGAATTCTGGACAAACTCAACAAACTGGGGATAATTGAAGTGCAAATTGATGTAGTTATCTTCAGCGTACTGGCGGATAGTCATCCATGCATCCAGAAGTTGTTCGGAGTACCAGTCCTGCCAGTCTTCTGGGTGAAGGGGGTCGGGGGTCTCGTCAGACTCATCAGAGTCATAGGCGAGCTCGTAGTTGTAGGCATCACGAGAGTACTCGTCGTTGATGCCCATTTTTACTTATAAATTAAGGGTCTCTACCCCTTAAGCCCTTTCAATCAGGTCCTTGAGCCCCGTCACGCTGACGGATGCCGTCTCCTTGGACTGGACAGAGTCCTGAATAGCCTTGAAGGCACCCTCCGTGCGGACCTCGTCACCTGAGAAGTATGTACGGAGGCCCCTGAGGATGGCATCCTTGGTAATCGAACCCTTGGTCTTTTTGACCTTCAGATTCACCTTGACCTTGTCCTTGACCTTTACAGTGTCAATTTCGTTGGTCTTCATGTGGTGGGTCACAAACTCGCGAAGATCCTTCTCGCGCTTGTTAAGCACAGTGAGATCTTTGCGAGCTGATGCAAGCTGGGCTTTCAGTGCAACCCACTCATTCATTGCACGCTTAAACTGCTCGTCAGCCATTTACTTTTTGTTTTGAAAATAAACACTCTAATTATACTCGCTGCCAATCTCGAACTTGGGGCGCATGGTGTCTGGGGGAATCGTGCTGAGGTTAAAGATGCTCACTGGGGAGCGGGGGTTGATGGGCTCGGAGCGGATGTCGCGGTTGGCGTTGCGCAGCACGCCGCCGATGGTCTCTGGGTAACCAATCTGGCTGCTGGGGTCCAGGTAGTTCTGGTTGGTCAG